GTTCCTGCTGCTGGTAAAACTATCTGAAATGTACCACCTGCAACTGTAAAGTCACCACCAAAAGCTAATACTGCTATTGCTTTGTTTCCATTTGATGAATTATAGATTAATGCACCATTTGCAGTAAATGTTGCACTTGTCCATGTTGGATCAGCAAAATCAAAGCAAACAGTTGTCGAATGAGTTGTAATTGCTTTACTTCCTAATGTTTCACCACCAGTTGAGTAACCATTTCCATTTGCTAGTTCATTTGATGTTGAGTAAGCAGTAGTTCCTTCTCCTAAACTAGCTGAACTTGTAAATAATGCTATTTTCAGTGTATCTGCTATTAAATCATGTTGTTCATCTAATATTTCAGATTTAAAAGATGTACACATTGCTTGAGCTATTGACATTTATTTTCTCCTTATATTCCTGCGTTGTATTCTGATGTGTAGTTTCTTCCCATCTCTTGTTGAAACAATGCTATAGCCTCATCAAATTGAGCCTTGTACAATTGTAACGTCTCGGGAGCTTTTAGGAAAGTAGAAACTTCATATAGTGCTGCAGCCAGCAACACATTTTCTGCATTATCGCCTAACCAAGTTGTTGTATTGCTGGAGGATAACCCTGTAACAGGCGCAATAAAATCAACTTGGTAGGCTAAAGTAGCACTTGGGGTAGGTGCTACTGTTAATGTAACACCACTTGTTGATGATGATTTAGTGGCATACATCTCAGGTGTAGAGGTTGTGCTTGCATTAGGGTGGTAATCTCGCAAATAACTATCTATTCTATGATCAAGAAAGAATACATTGCTACTACTATCAGTTACACCAAATTGTCTAATCATTCTAGCATTAGGAATAACAACGTCAGCCTCACCTACAACAAAATTATTTGTTCTTATCTGCCTAAAACAAGGTAAACTAGGTAATCTTTGAAATATCATTTCCTCTGCTTGACCAATAATCTCATCTATTGATGCACTTAACTCTGTGCTATCATCTTCAATAAAATTTTTAATGTTTGTTACTAATGTACTATAATTCATTATCCATCACCCCATGTACCTTGACCCCATGTTTGTTGACCCCAACCAGTAATACTAATATCTGTAGCATCACCAATAGCACCAGTTCCTGCTACACCAGTTTCTACAGGGTTAGCCACTAATGTTGCACCCCCTATAGCACCAGTTCCAGCAAGACCAGTTTCAGTTATACTTAATGTAACTCCTACAGTACCTACAGGAGTATTAGCAGTCCAACCCATACCATTATGATTAGTACAATAATAATAAAGAGTAGGTGCATCAGTTGCTACAGTAATTTGTGTATATGCACCACTTGATCCTGGAGTGCCACTTGTAGTAACACCAGTTGTATATTCACTACCACCACCATGACTTCCATTAGCAGTTGTTGAAAATCTAAGTGGGTGTCCAGAGTTTGAGCTATGGGATTGGTCAAACCTATATGTATTGCCTTCAATTAAATCAACTTCAACATCTGCAGTTGCAGTTGACCCACCTATAGCAAACTTATTTGTAGATGCTCCAGCAGCATTGTAGTATGGATGATCTGATGGATTGCCTCCAACAACTGTTATAGTTAAAATGTTGACTTTATAATTAACAACACCAACTGCACCACTACCTACTGCATCTGTTTCAGCTATTTGTGTATTAATATTAAAAGAGCCTACTGCACCAGTTCCTGCGAATCCAGTTACATCAGCACCAAAATTAAAACTTGATCTTGGTAAAAACTCAATATTACCTTTGCCTTTAGCACCTATGCCTTTTTGTGATTTTTCAATTTTACTTGCAAAAATATCAGGATTAAATTGTAAAAATAATTTTACATTTTCTTCTGCATTATCTGGTCGTGGTTGGAATAAAGCAGTTGCATCAAAGACATTTTTAGCTGGAGTTAATTGTGGATGTTTTATGTCAAATTCAGAAGGCTCAACCCTAAGATTATCGTAGGTAGTTTTAAGAGATGTGTATCTTACTTTAAAACCACTTATATCGCTTATTGCCTTTGATTTTCTACCTGATGCGTATCTTGCCATTATATCATATTCAATGCAGTTGGTTGTACTCTTAGACTTACACCATCATTATCACTTGATGCTGCAAAGCTAAATGCTCTTTCATACATCTCATTTAAAAGTTGAAATTTATCTGGGGCATATTTCATTGCTAGTTTTGCTGATAACCCAGCACAAATTGCATCACTCCATCTATAGGGTATATCTGTATCTTGATTTGATGCAGTTATATCTTCTTGTTGATTCATTGCCCAATAATTTAAAGATAATGTAGATACATTAGGAACAGACCAAAGATAAATGACTGGAGTATATTGCCTATCAATCATATATTGACTAGGTTTGCCTGCATTTGTCTTACTAGGTATTTGGTTATATTCTTGCAAAGTAATTTTATTGATAATTTGATCTGTATTTGATGAACTATCTCTTACCACTGCATCAAGTATATCTATAGTGCCAACTGGAAGTGTGTAATTAGATGTACCACTTACTAAGGTTAAGGTGTTTTGAGTTATAGTCCAATAATTAATTCCACGATTAGCAAATTCAGAAAAAAGTAAATTTAAACTTCTTCTTGCTGATCTAGCATGATCTCCAGTTCTTGTTTGTGTATCTAACCCACATCTCTCAAAAGATTCAGTTATTACTTCCTCAACATTAGGTCTAAATGATACGCTTCCAGATGTTGCCATTGATTCACCTTATGCAAAAAATATGTTCGCTAGTACAACTGTGGCAACTGTATATCCTACAGTTAATCCACTGCCAAATAAAATACCTTCGTCTGGTATTGTATTATCTATAGTTGTATTATCAGTTCCTATTGTCTGTGCTTTAAAAATAATTGTACCATTTTCTGGAGTGCCATTGTAAAAGTCAACTAAGCCTGCTGTTCCAGCAGAGACAATTGAGTATCCCTTCATCCTAGCACGACCACCACCACCAACTGCACTTGCACATAATGATCCAGAACCAACTGTTATGTTTGCTGCATATTTAGCAGAACACTCTACTGCACTAACTGTTAAAAATAATTTAGCACCTGCTACTGCTTCTGCTGAACCTGTTGAAACTATGACTTCTGTAATAGCATTACCAAAAACATCAGTTCCAGTAATTGTACAAGTCTTATCAGCATCACCAGTACCAGTAGTTGTTACAGTTACATTTCTAGCACCACCACCTAAAAAGGTAGTATTAGCCATTGTTGCTGAAGTGTCTGGTCTTGCTGCAGTTACAAGTCTGTCTGGGTCTGCTGCGTTTTCATCAGCAATAAATCCAACTTGTACATCACTTTGAACGCCCATTTAATTCTCCTTATAAAAGTGGGGGAAATTAATCCCCCATTAAATTTTATTCAAATATTGTTCTACTTATGCACTGATAATGTACATCTACTGCTTCTGCGGCTGCAGCTCCAGCTTCAATAGCAATATAAGGTATTAAATCAACATCATCTGTCATAGCACCAGACTTAGTTGTACCACTTGTTACTGCAGTTCCACCAGTTGATCCTGATGTAGATGTAATGTTATACTGAATACCATCAACAAAGATAGATAGCTTTCTATCTGCATCTATTTCAATTTTAAAATGATAAATAGTGTTTGCGGCAACTGTTATTGGTAAAACACTAATAAAGTCAGTGCCACCTATACTATGTACAAAATGCCACTTAGTAAAGTCAGTAAATGCTTCAGAGTTTGTGGCATCAGTTTGAAACTTAAAAAATGCTTGGTCATCATCAGTTGCAACAAGTTGATCATTAGTAAGTTTAAGTCCTGCCCATAACTTTTGGTTGTCTATGGCGTTTGTGTTGATAGAACATTCCCAAGTTGTTTGGTTTTCTGTTCCCCACTTAGTTCCAGTCCACGCAGTCTGATTAGCATCTAGATGAGGTAAAAGTAATGCTTGGTCTTGGTCAGCACCAGCAGTTGTTAAAGTTATACCCGCTGCGGTTGCGTTTCTTGTTGATAATGCACTTGTCATATTAGTGCCTAAAACCTCAAAGTTTTTGTTTGCTAAAACATGAAGTGCTAGTGCCGCCGCATCATTAGCATCAGGATCAATAATATTTACTGCGTTTAACTTAGGAAGTTGTGTAAACCACTCTTCTAAATAGTATCTGCGAGTATCATGTGCCGCATTACCATGTAGAGTTCTGTCAGCGATCAAACCACTAGTTGAATCTTTACTTATTATTTTAAGACTGTCTTGCGATCTTAGCGGACCGCTAAAAGTTGAAGTACCCATATCATTCTCCTTGTTCTGGGTTTGTTTGCATAATTGCAATCAAGGTTTATGTTTAGGAGAGGAGTTATCCCCTCTCCCATCTTAATTATTAGGCAGCACCTTCTGTTCCAAAAATACCACGCCAGTCAGTAAATCCAAAAGAATATCTTTCTCTTACTTTGTAGCGTACATTTCCTGTCTCAAAATCACCTTCCATGCCTTTTTTCATAGGACTTCTTTGGAACATTTTAAGACCATCAGGTACATCTGTTTTGATAAAGAAACCATCACTATCTGTTAACCTTCTCATCACATGGTAACCTTGTGGTAAATATCCACCAGATTTAATTGCGTTAAGATCGTTGTCAGAAGTTCCAGTTCTTAATTGACTTTCTAGTAATCTCTCAGCTACGAAAGTATATGCAGTAGGAATAATTAACATTGTTCCTTGAGCAGCGATCCTAAGACCACGATCATCTTTCATATCTGCAATATTTATCAAGATACTTTCTAATGAAGTCTCAGATAAATCTGCAGCAGTTGCCAAAGTATTACTTTGATTGCCATTTTGAGTTGGATGTGCAGTGCTTAATAAAGACACTCCATCTCCACCAGTTGTACTCGTTGCATTATTCAATACATTAGATGCCTTGATCTCTTTGGTTGTAGCCATTGATCTCGCTAACGCCTTTGTATATCTTGATGCAAGAGAACCATAAAGACCATCCTCTTCAGCTTCTTCTGTAACAGAAAATGCTAAAGCGACTGTTTCATGTTGGTATCTAGCAGTCCATTGTTGTGATGAACTATCGTAGCTAACACCAGCACCTTCGTCTTTAGTTGGAGCTGCACCAAATCCTGTTAACAATACATCTTCCTCAAATGCTTTTTGAGAAGTGTTTGCTTCAAAGACCTTTGCATACTCTGGTGGGTAACTATCGTACTCTAAGCCGAACAAGGTATTTAAACCAGGCTCAAGCATTTTTGCAAATTGTGCTCTATTCATTGCCATTGTCTAAATCTCCCTATATTCCAGCACTATCTTTGAGCAGATGCTCATTGATAAGTACTTCCATTATTGCATTTGCACCTAAAGCATTGTCTGGGCTTTCGTATACGCCAAGAATTTTACAAGTGGCAGTGCCATTTGACATTGTTCCTGACATTTCAAATCCAGATTGTCCTGTAAGAGTGGAACCAGCTCCAGCAACAAGATCAGCACAATTACCAATATTTGTTTGAGCAGTTGTTCCTGCAGATTGAACTTTAAACACTGTATATGGATCATCATAAACGTATGCAATTATATCTGTTGCAACTGTTCCTGACGGCCAGTACTGTGAATAAACGAAAGAGCCATCTGAAGCAGTATAAGAAACTCCTGCGAAAACTCCTATATTATTAACTTCAGTAGCAGTATGAGGTGTTAAAACACCATCTGCTATTAAAATAACAGCATCACCTGTAAAGATGTTTTCTGCTAAACCTGAAGCAATAGTATATTTGTTAGCACGAGAATAACCATTTCCACTTAGGTGACGAATTGGGGTTAACCCAAAAGCGGCGTCTACATTTGCCATTTTTTTCTCCTAGTAAAAGTTAATCATCCATGACAGCCATTTGTCTGCCACCACTAACTGAACTCTTCCTCTCTTGAAAGATTGGTTGTCCAGCCTTACGACCTAACGCATCAAGATCGCCTGAAAGTGATTCGTTTTGCTCTCTACTTTTGCCATAATGATATGCTTTCATAGCTTTATGTTTATCTTCTGGCATTTCGCAAAGCAACATTCCTTCAATTCCAATGCAACCTTCCCACTGGCCGTGATTAATAGTTGGAAACAACGTACTTTTCACAGTGTCAGCAGGGCGAGCTTCCCACCCTTCACGCATACGTTTGTATACGTTATCTGGTGTGTCCTTCCCCTGAATCGAGGTAGCAACCCATCGTTGGACATAACCTGGTCGAGCTTCTGGCGCATCCAACAACGCTGGTGGTGTCCAAGATGTTTGAGGTCTACTCTCTTCATCTCGTACACTTTCTCTTATTTCTTGTGCTCTAACATTTCTCTTCTCAGTCATAACTATCTCCCCTGACTTTTTTGTATTTCTGACGCATATTTTTTAAGACTTGCCTCATCATTTATTCCAAGTTCTCTAGCCATCCTAAGTTGGTCTTGTGTCATTCGCACACGATTACCTTTGTAAGATGAGCCACCTGTAGATGGTGTTACTACTTTACTACTTCTTGCTCTTGGCTTACTTTCAGCAACTTCACTATCAGATATTAACTCAGGGAACATTTTTTGTAAACGACTATTTAAGTTGTTGTAATATTCATCTGAATTTTTATCAAATCCTTCTAAATCAAGTTGAACGTCTATAGCTCTAGCTGCAGCCGTTTCCCTCTCATATCCCTTGCCATTAAACCATCTATTACTTTCCCACCAACCCATAGCTTTCTGTGGCGTAGGGTTTGTAGCTACTTGTTGTGCTCTTCCAACTGTAGGTGAGTAAGATTGGCTTTGTTGCATTTGTTTTTGCAATTCATTTACTCTTATAGATGCTCTCATATCAGCTAATTGTTCAGAAAAATTAACTTGTGCTTCTGTATCGCCTTCCTCAACTGCTTTAGTTAAGGCTTGTCTAGTAAGGCTATATCTTTGTTCAAACTCTTTAGAGGCTTGATTTTGAGCTTGACTTTGTGTGCCTCTTTCTAATCTTTCTAGTCTTTTTGAAAGTTGATCGTTGGCTTCTTGTTGTCTTTTGGTTTCTAATTCTGCATTACGTCTTTGTTCAACTAGCTTTTTAATTCTATTTTGAACCTTTGAGCCATATTCGTCTGTTTCTTCTGATTTTGTTTCTACTTCTTGTTTTTCTTCTTCTTTAGGTTGTTCTTCTGCAATTTCAATTTCAAAATCATCTCCACTAGCTTTTCGCTTAGTGTCCTCAATTTCTTTTTCTATTTCTTCAATTACAGGATTGTTTTCTTCTTGCATGGGTGCGTTCTCCAAGTTATTCGCAGTTATAGATATGCAGTAACTTCAACGTCATGTGGCAAGATAGACGTTATCTCATCATCATTAAGTAAAAGAAACCTTACTCCATTTATTACTAATTTTTGTCCAGCATATTTTCCATAGGTAACTTTGTCACCAATTTTTGGCTTATTATTTATACGCCAACTAGCTCCAGTACTTCTTTCTCTATATGCAAGCTCACCAATACCAGCAACTTCACCATGAGCAGTTAAATACGCCTCATTCTCTTGTGCTTTAGAAGGCAGTATAATGCCACCCTTAGTTTGTTGTTTGATTTGGTTTGGTTGTATCAATATTTTCCATCCCATAGGAATAGGCAATTGATGTTTGGCACAAGTGCCCTTAGTCTCTTCGTCTGTATATATTTTAACAACTTCATGTGGATGAGGCATGACTATTCATCTCCTTCGTCTAGTTTGTTTAATGTTTCGTCAATAATAACACAAGCATCTTCCAA